CAGCTACTGCTACACCAGAGGCATAAATTGCTGGAATGTATGTCCCAAGCCAGTATGCGCCTCCAACCATCATTGCGGAGGTCAGTACATCTAAATTTCCAGCTAAAGTCTGAATTGTGCCCGCAAGGACTTGAGCTGTTCCAGATCCTTTCCCTGCTTCACCAACGAATTTTGTAATAGCATTACTTAGCATCCCTAAAGACTGACTAATAGTTTTGTCCGTTTTTCCATAAAGTTCCTCAACACTATCTCCAGCTTTTAGAAGTGCTTTAGTGATTACTTCTCCAGTTAACTTGCCATCAAGCATCATCTGGCGAAGTTCACCACGTGTTACACCCAACCCCTTAGCCATCGCATTTAAAAGCCCGCCTGCTCCATCCACAAGACTGTTAAATTCTTCCGCTCGAAGTACACCCCCATCTAAAGCTTGCCCGTATTGAAATAGTGCTG